TCACAAAGGTTTTTTGTGAGCCAATTCCCATGCGACAAGAGCGTTCATCGCGTCGCTTGCGAGGCGCTTTTGTTCTGCGCCGCGAGTGTAGATCGCGACCACCGCGTCGCTCTTCCAACCGCCGACCGCTTTGATTTGGGTGTTGCTCAAGCCGACCTCGGCGAGCCGTCGGCCCATTGCCTTGCGCAGCCCGTGCGCGGTGCAGTGGGGGAGCCCGGCCTTGTCGCATTGCTCGCGGAACCAGCCGCCGAACCCCGCAGCGGTGAAGGGCCGACCGTACTCGGTCACGAGGAAGGTCGTCGTGCCGATCACCTTCATTGCCGTGATCGCCTCGACGAGTTTCGGGTGCAAGGGTATCGCGAGCTCGTCGTCGGTCTTTTGCGTCGTCAGCACAAACCCGCCGTCGATGATATGCGGGCGGCCGACCCGCACGGCATCGCTCCGCCGAAAACCGGTGTAGAGCATGAGCGCGAGCGCGAGGTGCTGCTTAGTGCCGAGCGCCCAACGCTTCTCGTACTGCTCGATATCGTCCTCGGTCCAAGAATAATACCCGTTGCCGGTTTTCTTGAACCCTTTGGTGAAGGCGACCGGGTTGTCGCTGCGCATCCCGATCCGCACGGCATAGGTGAGGAGCTGGTTGAGGCGCTTGCGTAAGTTGTTCGCCGCCGAGGGGGTGTCGGCTTTCTTGCCGAGGAGCTTGTCGATATCACCCACCCGGAGATCAGCGACCAAACGATCGCCGTGATCTTTGCGAAAGTTCTCGATCGTGTTGAAATAGGTCTTACGGGTGAGCGGCGCTTCGATCCCGAGCCACGCGGGCGACCGATAATATCTCGAGATCAGGTCGTCGAACGTCCCCGGGGGCACCCGTTCGGCGCGCGCCTCGGTCTTCTCCATCTTCTCGCCGCGCAGCCATGCTTGATATTCGAGCGCAAAGGCGTCGGTGCCGAGCGCGGCTTTGGGGTAGTAAGTCGCGCGGCCGGTCTTGCGGAAGCGCACGCGCACCTTCCCCTCGCGAGCCACAAACTCGGAGACGTAGCGGGGGAGGGCGCGTATTTTCATTCAAAACTATCCCAACTGTTCGCGGCTTTGGGAGGTGTCGCTTCAAGGGGTTTTATCACGATACGGCCCGACGGGTCTATCTCGACCTGCCCGACCTTCATGCCCCCCTTCTCGGCACCGCGCAGGGCGCGCTCGAGGTCGGCTTGGCGGAAGCGTGCGGCGCGGGTCATGCGAGCCACCCTCGGCGCTTTGCCTCGCGCACCCGGCGCTTCGCCTCACGCTCTTCGCGCTTGGCTTCGACCTCGGTCGGCGGGCTAAATAGCGAGGGCCAAGGGAACTTGGGGTTCACCGGCAGGAACTTTTGATAGGGCTGTTCAGTCGTGGGCACGGTGCTTCTCCTCGTAAGCGATCAAGAGTTCGATAGTGTGGATTGCCTTGCGCAAGTCCTCGACGCCGTTTTTGTCGCGGAAGCGCGTGACGTATTTGATAACGGTGTGCTGCATGGGGTCGAGCTGGTTCTCCATGCTATATTCAAAGGGTTGGATCGGCAGTTTAGAATAGTGATCGCCGCCCTCTTGGCGGGCGAAAGGGTTGTCCGTCATGCGGCGCTCCTCTTCATGGCTTCGAGTAAAAGGTCTTGCACGCTGCGCTTGCTCTCCCGACGGGCCATGATGATCTCGTCAACAGTGTCGGCAGCGACAATATAGTGGATGAACACCGGGCGGTTGTGCCCGGCCTGCTTCTGGCGCGTCGGACCAATGCGCTCGATGATTTGTTGGAACTCTTCGAGCGACCACCAGTGACCGAAGAACACCAATATGTTGCCGCCGTCTTGGAGGTTGAGCCCGTGCCCGGCAGACGCGGGGTGCGCGAAGAGCAGCCGGGTCTTGCCCGCGTTCCAATCGCGGATCGTTTGGGGGTCACTGTCCAAGACCTTGCCGAAAGGGAAAGCGCGTTGGAGCCGGGCGAGGTCCGACTTGAAATGGTAGGCCACCAAGATTGGCGCGCCGTTCGCTTCCGAGAGGACGCTATCGAGCGCTTGTATTTTGGCGTCGTGGACTTCGCTCCACGTTCCTTTGTCGTCGAGATAGGCCGCGCCGTTGGCGAGCTGGAGGCATTTAATCGTGCGGCTCGCGGCGTTGAACGCCTCGATCTCATTCTCGCCAATCGCCATGAACATTTCGCGCTCCATATCCCGGTAAAGCTGGCGGGCTTTCGCCGGGAGCTCGACGCGGATCACGTTCTCGATCGGCGCGTCGAGGTCGAACCAATCGGCCGGGTCGACGGTGATATGAAGATCGCGGATACGATCGTGAATTTGGAGGTCAGCCGTCGGCAGCGCTTCGAGCCCGAACCCGTTGTGCCCTTTGCGGAACCAGCGCCCCTCAAAACCGGAGTAGGTGCGGCCCAACGCCTCCCCGGCGTCGAGGAACCAAGTCTGCCCCCAAAGGTCGGCCAAGCCGTTCGGGCTCGGCGTGCCGGTGAGGTTCACCCACCGATCGGTCTTGGCATGGGCGACCTTGCCGAGGGAGCGCGCCCGCACGCCGCTCGCGCCGCCAAGGCGGAACGATTTGAGGCGGGTGCTCTCGTCGGCGACCACAATGCCAAACGGCCATTCGCCGTCGAGCTCTTCGACCAGCCAAGGAATATTTTCGTAGTTGATCGTCGCGATCGGCACCTTGCCCGTCTTCACCCGGCGCAGCTTCGCCTTGCGCTCGGCCGGGGTGCCCGTGAGCGGCAATACCTCGAGGTGCGAGAGGTGCGCCCACTTCGCGGCCTCGTCGGGCCAAGTCGATTGGGCGACGCGCAGCGGGGCGAGCACCAGCGCGGGGCGGGTGAGCTCCCCGGAGAAGTGAAGCGCGTCGATCGCGTTCAACGTCGAGACCGTCTTGCCCATGCCCATGCCCGCCCAAACTCCGGCGCGCGGGGCCTCGACCTCGAAGCCCGAGATCAAGCGCTGATAGGGGCGAGGCGTGAAGAGCTGGCTCACCGGGTCATGTCCTCAATATAGGCGTCGACCGCTTCGATCGTGTCGAGCACGTCGACGCGGAAGCCGATCTTGCGTAGGCGTGCGTGCTCGCGGAGCTGGTGGCTTTCGGCCTTGCCGTTGGGGCGCTTCAATTCGACCAGCCCGTGCCGACCATTCTCCCACCCGGCAAGGCGATCGGGGGCGCCACGGCGCGCAGGCCAGACGACCTTACGCACTTCGCCCCCGGTCTCTTTCACCCGGCGCTTGAAGTGATCTTCGACGCGCAGCTCGATCATGCCGCTGCCTTTCCCTTTGAGAGGAGCGCGATCAGCTCGGCCATGTTGTTCTTGCCGTCGGCGAGCTCGCGCTTTGCCCGGGCGAGCGCCGTATTGACGAAGCTGTTCTCCCGCCCGATCGCCGCGGCGATCTCGCGCGGGGGGAGGCGGTGCACCCAACGCGCGACGTACACGGCGGCGGCGCGCGCCGAGAGGATATCGCGGTCGGTCGTCTCGCCGAGTAGCAGTACCGGGTCGACGTGCGCGGCTTTAGCGGCGGCGGATATGAGCTTATCTAATTTCATACTATTCTTTCCCGTAGCGATATGCCTCGAACCCGGCGGCCGCGAGCGGCAGACCTTCGGCCCAAGGCGGGTTGGCGGACATGATTTGAGCGAGCCCCTCGGCGCTAAAGCGCCCGGTGTCGGGGGTCTCGGTGACAATTTCATCGTGCACGGTGAGCACGATCTCGTACCCGGCATCCTCGGCGCGGATCATGGCGTCGGCCATGACGTCGCGGCTCGCGGCTTGGGTGATATTCTCGACCAGCTTGCCGCCGTAGGTGTAAACCCGGCCCCACTTTTTCGTGTAGGGGTTGATCCCGTCAAAGGTCATCTTCGGCTTTTCGTCGTTGACCTTGCCCGAGCCCTCGCACGCGGGGCACTCTTCCTTGAGCGTGCGCTTCTCGGTGATAAACCCGGTGCCCCCGCATTGGCGGCAAGTGTTGCCGGTGACGATCTTTGGGTTCGGGTAAACAAGCCCCCGGCCCGACGGGAGGACGATCTTGAACCACGCGCCGTCGCGGCGCAGGCGGACCTTGCCGACCTCGCGGGTGACGCCCGGGGTCTGGATCGCGGTGATCGCAGTGCGCTCGATCTCGTACCAAAAGCTCTTGATCCGCGAGTTGGCTGCGCGCCACGCCTTCACCAGCCCGAGCACTTGGTCCTCGGGGAGGTCCATGCCGTACAGCCGGGCCATGCTGGAGAACGCGCCGACCGCGCCTTGGTAGCCGAGCGCGAGCTCTTGCACCTTGCCGAGCTGCCGACCGTCCTTGGTGACGTCCTCGGGCTTGAGGTTGAACGAGCGGGCATAGGCCAGCTTATAGAGGTCGTGCCCGGTGCCCGCGTCGAAGTCGCGGAAGGCTTGGAGCTTCCACTCTTCACCGGCGAGCCACGCGAGCATACGGCCTTCGATATTCGACAAGTCGGCCGCGACCAGTTTCTTGCCCGGGGGCGCGACCAGCGAGCCGCGGATCGCCGAGGAGGCGCGCGCGATCACGTCGGTATAGATCAGGTCGGCATAGCCACCCTTGAGCCCGTCGATCGTGTTCTCGATCTCTTCGAGCGAGTGCCTCGGCCGGGGGAGATTTTGCGGCTGGAAAAGCCGACCAGCCCACCGCCCGGTGCGCGCCGCGCCGCAGAACTCGAGCGTCCCGCGCAGCCGACCGTCGGCCGACGTCGCGTTTAAGAGCGTTTGGTATTTAGCCGTGCTGGTGCCCGAGGCTTCGAGCCGGATCGCGAGCAGCTCGCGCACGACGCCGGGGAGGTTCTCGTCATTGACGCGCCGCTCGAGCGTGCCCTTTTGCATATCGGGCAGGTCGACCCCGAAGAACCCGACGAGGTGCTTGAGTAGCTTGTCGCGTTGGGTTGCGGCCTCGACCTCGCCCTCGGTGAGGTGCTTCATGCGGCGCGAGAGCTTTTTCTGCTCGGCTTTCACCGCGTCGATCGCCGTGCGGGCGAGATCGAGGTCGATCAAAAAACCCCGGTCGTTGATCTTTTGATCGAGCAACCAGACCTCGCGCTCGCTCACCGCTTGGTTCGGGGGCGTCGGGTTGCCATAGTTCCATTTGGGCATACGTTTGAAGACTTCGCGCATGGCGACGATATCGAGCCGCGCGTAATCAATGAACTGCGCCCACCGATCCGGGTGCGTTTCTTTCGTTGCACGGCGCAATCCGGAGTTTGCCGGGCGGGGCTTGCAAAAGAGCTGGATCAGCTCGCGCCCGGCCTTGTCCTTGGCCTTGTCGGTGGGCACGCGCAGCACTTCGCACAAGGCGCCGAGCCCGCCGGGGAGGCCGTGGCTACGCGCTTGGACGAGCGTGTCGTGGATTTTGTGCACCGGCATGTCGATCTCGAGTGCGTCGCAAACGGTGCGATCGAACTTCGAGTTGTGGATCACGACGCGATCGGCCGCGGCCACCAGCTCGTCGAGCTCGGCGGGCCAGCCTTCGGCGACCGAGACGTCGCCGTCGTCGACGGCCCAAACCGAGAGCAGAACTTCGAGCGCGCCCTCGACATAGCGGTGCGTGCCGTTTCTGATCTCGACGTCTGAAAACGTCTCGAGGTCCAAAAATAAATCCAAGGGAAAAGTCCTTTCATCGGGAGGGAGGCGGCACGGGGGCACCGCCGCCCACCGGATGAAAGGAGCCCTGCCTTCGGAGGCAACCGTAGGGCAGGGCTCCCGCCCCGCGCGCCGGGGAGCGTTTGGCGCGCGGGGCTATCTTTTATGCGAGGTCGGCGTCTGCGCCCTCGCTCAAGTCTTCGAGGTCGTCCTCGGTGCCCGGGCGAGCGCCGCCCGAGAAGGCATCGCCGTCGCGGAAGAACTGGACCGTCTTGAGCTGCGCGTTGATCCGCTTGCCGTAGTTGTTGTCCTGCGCCCAAAGCTCGACCACGCCGTACACATAGCAACCGGCATAGATCACGCCGTCCTGCTCGGTGAGCGGGGTCTTATCCCGATCGGCGATCAACGGGCGGACCTTCGAGCGCGAGGTGACGTAGAAGTTGCCTTCAAAGCCGTCGTACTGCGCCTTGGTGTCGCCGTCGTGCAGGGCGACGCGATCCTTCGCGCGCATTTCCTTGAGCACGGCGTCGGCCTTGGCGCCCCACTTGTCCTTGGCAACGGCAGCGATCGCGGCGTTGATCTCGGCGATTTGGGGGTGGTCCGCCGTGAGGATGAACGACGCGGAGAAAGCCGGGTCGCCTTCACCGGCGACGGTCTTGGCTTCAAACAGCGCCGGGAAGGCGAGGCGGACGTTCTTGAGGGTGATCTTCATGGTGTTGGCTCCTTATGCCAGTTCGTTTTCGAGGTTCTCGGTGGTGAGGTCTTGTAGGTCGTCGGCCGGGTTTGATCTCCGGTCGGCGGTCGTTGGCAGGCGCCACCGATGGCTTGCCTTCGGGTTGGTGGTAGAGGGCCGCTACCTTCGGCCATTGGCGAGGGCCGATCGTGCCAGCCTTCGACAGTTTCTCGGCCGTGGTCGGCGAGATCAGGGAGAAGTCGTACGATTTCCTCGGCCTTGAGGCGCATGGCTTTGAACGAGCGCTTCGGCCTCGGCCTTGTTCTTCCAGTGCGCGGTTGCCGCGTTTGCCTTCGACCTAGCTTGAAGCCGTCGACCTTGCGACCGGCGAGCAGCTCGCTCTCGGCCCGGGCGCGCACCGCCTTGCACCAATCCTCGACGAGACCGACGACGGCCATTTTGCCGCCGAGCGACGCGCCGAACCGGAACTGGAGCTTGTCGATCGCGCCCTTCGCGGCTTCCTCGGTCAAGTCTTCGAGGCCGTCGGTGAGGGCCTTGGTCACGTCGGCCATGAGCGCCGGGCAATCGGCCTTCGCCTTACAGAACCGGCACTGTTTTTCGCCGGGGGTGAGCAAGAGCTGGCCCGCGTCGCTGGTGGTCTCGAGTAGGTAGCAGTTCGCGAGCGCCACCGCGGCGTCGGCCTTTGCTGTCTCACCGAACTCAACCAGCTCCTCGATCTTGCCGCCCCATTCCGAGACGTGATTGAGGCGCGGCTGGTGGATCACCACGCGGTAGCAGGTGAAGTCATAGGCCAAGCCGAAGGCGTCATAAGCACCGAGGGCGTAGAGCATGAGTTGCTCGTTCCACTCGGCGTCGACCTTCACGCCGCGGCCGTATTTCAAATCGTGCACTTGCAACTCGCGGCCGCAGCTCGAAATGATAATCGCGTCGCTGGTGCCGAAGCTCTCGGGGACGTCGACGCGCGCCGAGAAGTCGACCTTCTGCTCGACCATGAGCTCGCCTTGCACGCCGTTCACATATTCGCGAACGGTGTCGACATAGGTCTGGACGTGCGAGGCCATGTCGGTATCGACCTCGAACGAGTAGCCGTCGACCTCGATCACGCGGCCGAGGAACGCGTCGGCGTCGAGCTTCTGGTCGAGGCACCACGAGGCGAGCTCGTGGGCCGCGGTCCCTTCGGCCGAGAACTTGGACGACGTGTTCGGGTAGTCGGCCTCCAAGGCCAAGCTACCGGGGCACCGCATCCAACGGTGGGCGCCCGAGGGGGAGAGACGTGCGTGGGCGGTCACGGGCGGACCCCTTTCTTCATCATGCGGCGGGTCGTCGGGTTTTGAAAGAACGCCTTTTCGAGGAGACGCTCTTGCTCGGCGGCCCGGCTGGTGAGCGCGGTGTATCGGCGGACGATCGCGAGGTTTTCGTCCGCAACCCTTTCGTAACTTGCCTTCCCACGGGAGATTTGCATCCTCGCTTGCCCGAAGGCGTTGAGAGCGTTGGCGAGCTCGGTCTCGAGCTGCGCGATCTTCGACCAAGGCCAAAGGTGCTTGAACATGGCTCTAGTCCTCCAGTGCGGCGACGAGCGCGGCGTGCGCTTCGGCCCATTGCGTCGTCTGGAGCTTGCTCGCGTGGTCGACGCCGAAGGTATCGAGCACTGCGATCGCGGCGTCGCGGCCCTTGGCGGCGGCGAGGTTCTTCACCGCGGTCTGGATATCCGGGTAGGTGATTTCCTCGGCGGGCTGTTTTTCTTCGACAGCCGCAGCTTCCGGGGCTTCCGGGGTGATTTCCTCGGCGGCCGGAGCGACGTCGTTCGCCGGTGCGGGCTCCGTCGAAGGGGTGGCCTTGGCCTTGGTAGCCTTCGGCGCGGTGGTCTTCTCGGCGACGTGCACGACGGTCTGCGCGGCCGGGGCGTTGTCGGTCTCGCCGACGTAGGTCGCGAACAGGTTGCGGATCGACGCCTCGAGCTCGGTGGCGTCGGCGGCGAGGATTTTCAGTTCAATCATTTTAAGGTCTCCAGTGCTTCGATCGTGATGGTTGCGGCTTCGAGCCGTTCGACGAGAACGCGCTCAAGTTCGGTGAGAGACGGGCTTTCCTGCGCCAGTTTGACGATATCGTCGTCGGAGAGCTGGCGCAGATAGTTGCGGTCGGAGAGTTGGTAGAGGGTCAAGCGAAGGCTCCTTTGAAGAAGGCGACGATCGCGTCGAAATAGTGTTCGAGCGCGAGGGCGATCAAAACGGCGGACGAAACTTTGAAAGAGGACCACATGGCGCGCAGCTCGGCGTCGCCACCAGCAAGCGCAATGCGCTGGAGGAGGTTGGGGTCACGGCTCATGTTAGTTACCTATGACCCGGGTGGGGTTCCAAATAGTGTCTTTGAAACGCAACGGCATGAGGACGCCGAAGCACTCGGCGTGCCCAAGGTCGACCCCGGCGGGGCCGTCGCCGTTGTGGAAGAACTGCGCTTTAGACTTCCACGCTTTCGCGATTTTGCCAAAGTCGTTGACGTAGGCGGTGTTGAACTGCGCGGTTCGGCCGTCGCACTGGTAGGGGACAACACGACGCCAGTCGGGGTAAAAGCCGTCGACCGGTGTGTATGGGCGCCCGGCAATTTGGGCTTCGTCGAACTCGACAACGGCGTTCTTATGGAACGCGATCGCGGACTTAATCACCTCACTTGGGATTATGAACCCTTCGGCGGGCTTTGCGCTTTCGCAGAGTTTGCCGACAAAAAGGCGGTGCCCGTCGGTCGCGGCGATCAAGCCCGCGGGGTCGACGTAAACGCCTTTCAAATAGTAGCGGAGTTTTTCGGTAGACGCGCAAAGCAGCGCGGCTTTCATAAAAGCGGTGGGGACGGAATACATTGGGTTGCCTCCAGTGAATGTCTGGAGGCAAGCAATAATTAGCTTTTCGTATTAGGTCAATACGGTTTTCGCATAATTATACGATTTTGTTTTAATGCGCCGTCAGTCGACGCGCGGTTCGCGTAGACGAACCACGAGGAACCCAAGGCCAAGGACGATGGCGAGCGCGGCGTAAATGTTGGTCCCCCCGGGGTTCTCGCCATAGGCCGCCCCCGCGTTGAGCGAGGAGATCACCGTCATTGCGGCGAGGACACCGGCGTGCCCGGGGTAGAACCCTTCGACCTGCTCCCGGCGGGTGACGAACACGGCGATTAGGGCGGCGAAAACCGCGGGCGGGAGCGTGTAGACAAGAAAGTTCACCGTCGGGAGCCCTTCGGCGCCGGGGTAGTAGGGGAAGGGGTTTGGGCTGGTTAAAACCGCCCATGCCCAAGCGACGAAGAGCAGCTTCGACCAACGTCCAAAGCGGTTCATAATTTTCTCCCAAACCAGACCGGGCGCCCGATGATCGCGAGCTGAATATCTTCGGAGCTCACGATCTCCTCCCGGTATTTCGTGTTCGACGAGAAGAGCCGCAGCCCGTCGCGGACCCGCTCGACGTTCTTCACCAGATAGGAGCCTTCGACTTGCAAGGCGAACGGCCCGGGTTGCGTCGGGTTCTTATCGCGCGTGTCGACGAGGAGCTGGTCGCCGTGGTGGAAGTCGGGCTCCATACTATCGCCTCGAACATTTATGACGAGGAAGTCGGCGGCCCGGCCGCGCAGCTCTTGCTCGATCAACCGGCGGGGGACCAGCGCGGTCTCGACGTCGCCGTCGCCATTGCCGCCGCCGCCCATGCCCGCGAACGTCGGCAGAATAGGGACGGGGACGTATTCGATAGAGTTGTGCGCGGGGCTGCTCGTGGTGACGATAGCGCGCCGCGTGCGCACCGTGCTCCCCGCGGGGGCTTCGAGCGTGGCGCCTTCGGCGGAGCGCAGGAGTTCCGCGAGCACCTCGATCTCGGACGCCTTGAGCGCGCGCTCTCCGCTTAGGAGGCGCGTCGCCACGGGTTGCGAACGGCCAATGGCCGCCGCGATCGTGGCGTGACTGATACCCGAAGCCTTGAGCCTCGCGAGCAGTTCGTCGGGGGTCGTTGGTTTCATACATGGAACACATACGACTTTCGTAAAATAAAGTCCTATACGTATTTCGCATTAAGTATCTTTACACATGTATACGCTTTTCGTATTGCTCGTCGGGCCATGACAGCAAAAGAAAAAATCAAAGCCCTAGGGGGCGCCACCGCCGCCGCGCGATCGCTCGGTATTCCTATCACCACTGTCCACGCGTGGGCGCGGGTCAACCGCATCCCGCATTGGCGAGAACCTTCGATCGACGCCGCGCTCGCGCAGCTCGCCGAGCTCGAAGACCTCACCCCTCCTTTTCCGAAGGCGGGTTAAGCCATGAGCCTATGGGGCGCGACCCCCCAAGAATGGGCGCATTTCGATCTCGTCTTGGGCTGGAGCGATCGGCTCCTGCCCGTTGTTTCCAACCCCGAGGCGGTGATATCACCACTCTCCAAAATGAAGGGCGTCGGCAAGACGCCCTCACGCTACAACGCCGAGCGTGAAGCCGCCGGTATTCCGAAATGGACCGAGCGCGCGCCGCCAACGCCGCGCGAGCTCAAGACATGGCCCGAGGAGCCCGACTATGGGATTTGCGTCCGCACTGGTGGCCCTTCGGGGCTGGTGGCGATCGACGTCGATATCGACGCGCCCGAGCTTGCTTTGCGCGTGGTTGAGCTTGTCGAGGAGCATTTCGGAACGCTCGCGCGACGCGTAAGGGAAGGCTCGAGCAAGTGCCTCTTCGTTTGTTTTGTTGAAGGGGACGAGCTCTATAAGCGGATCGTGCGCGTCGGCGATGGCCAGCTCGTCGAGCTTTTGGCCACCGGTCAACAGTTCGTCGCGGCTGGCACCCATACGGGCGGGCAGCGCTATGAATGGGCCGGTGGCTTGCCCGATGCCGTGCCCACGGTCTCACGCGCTGCGCTCGATCTCTTCTGGCAAGAGCTCGTCGCCGGGTTCGCTATCGCCCCCGCGACGGACAGCGCAGCGCGCCGCCGGGGTGACAGCGTAGCGACCGACGACGATCGGATTGATTGGCTCGAGGCGGGGTGGCCGAACTTCGGCTATGGCCGCGACGGTCAGCTCTTTATCGAGTGCCCTTGGAAAGAGGGGCATAGCTCCGACAGCGGCGACACCGAGACGGCCTATTTCCCGAAGGGGTCGGGCGGCTACGACCAAGGGCATTATAAATGTTTGCACGCCTCTTGTGCCGGTCGGTCGGACGGCGACTTCGACGAGGCGACGGGCTATTCCGCGTCGTTCTTGGAAGAGCTGCCGATGGTGGTCGACGACAAGGGCGACCCGGCCGAGCCCGCGCGCAGGCCGAAGGGCCTAACGCTGGTGCTCAATGGCCAGCACAAGGACAAGATCGAGGCGAGCTTGCCGAACCTACAAAAGGTTCTGACCGGCCCGGCGTGGCTCGGGTGGGATATCGCGCTCGACACCTTCTCGGCCGACGTGCTGATCTCGCCGCACGGCCGGGGTGAATGGCGCGAGTTCAAAGACACCGACTACACCCGGGTTAGGCTCTATCTCGAGGAGCGGGGCTTCGCGCCGGTGGGCAAGGAACTTATTCGCGACGCGGTGCACTTCGTTGCCGAAGGGAAGCAGTTCGACAGCGCCCAAATCTGGATCGAGACGCTCGAGTGGGACGGCGTGCCTCGGGTTGAGGGCTTCCTCACCCACTACTTCTCGGCCGAGAACAGCGCCTACGCGCGTGCGGTCTCTCGATATTGGTGGTCGGCCCATGCGGGCCGGGTGCTCGACCCGGGTTGCCAATGCGACATGGTGCCGATCCTTGTCGGCGACCAAGGCGCGGGCAAGAGCCAAGCGGTGAAGGCAATGGTGCCAGACCCCCGGCAGTATATCGAGGTCAACCTCGAGCACAAAGACGCCGATCTCTCGCGCAAGATGCGCGGGGCGCTGATCGGTGAGCTTGGTGAGCTGCGCGGGCTCCAAGGGCGATCGGCCGAAGCCAACAAGGCTTGGGTGACGAGCCAATGGGAAGAGTGGACGCCGAAGTATTTTGAATACAAGGCCCGGCTCCCCCGGCGGCTTGTCTTCGTCGGCACCACCAATCGCGACGACTTCCTTGGCGACGCCACCGGCGAACGGCGTTGGTTGCCGATCCGGGTGGGCGCGACTTCGATCAAAACGATCGAGCGCGATCGGCTCCAGCTATGGGCCGAGGCGCGGGAAATCTTCAGGGCCGAAGGCATCGTTTGGAAGCCCGCTTTCGAGCTCGCGAAGGACCGTCACCAAGAGTTCAAAGTGGTCGATATTTGGGAAGCTGCTGTTGCCCGTTGGGTGGAAGAGGAGGGCAACACCCTCGACGAGAAGGGCAACGCGGAGGTGGTTGTTACCCTCGAAGACGTATTTTTTGGCGCGTTCGGCAAATCCGCCGGAAATGCGGGAAGGCCCGACCAAATGCGAATGGGTGAAGTTTTACGCGCTCTTGGGTTCTCGCGCAGCGATAGGCGCATTTCAGGACACGTTCGCAAGGTTTGGGTGGCGCGGTGTCGCCCATGTAGCTCTAGTGTCGCCCTTGTAGGGCAACAAGGTTGAGGAGATAAATCAATGGTTTATTGTACTGTTGCTCTTGTTGCCCTTCTTTTTATAGAAAAGGAAGTAAGGGTGAAGAGTAGAGAGGGCTATATAGGGGGCCACCATATAGAGATAGTTTGGGGTCTTTTTAAGGGCAACAAGGGCAACACCCCCTTCGGAGCCGGTGAATGAGCGGCCCGAACGATCGCGACGAGACCCGGCTAGTCGGGGTCTCCGAGACGGGTCGGCGGGTCGGTGAAGACCACCCGCGGGCCACGCTCACCGATAGCGAGGTCGAGCTCATTCGGCAGCTTGCCGAGGGCGACCAAGACAACCCCCCTATGAGCCATCGCGAGATCGCGAAGAAGTTCGAGATCAGCCGGGGCACCGTTGGCGACATTGTGAGCTTCCGCCGCCGGGCGGCCTACCCGGTGGGGTGGCGGCGCGTGCGCGTCGTGATCCGCGGCGTCGATATCGCCACCGGCGATCAGGTCGTCTTTGTGAAAGGGCAGGGCGATGCTTGACAACGAGACGATCGACGCGATCCGGCGCGGCCTGTTCGAGGAGATCGGGGTGTGGATCAGCCGCAAGACAGTGCGGGGGCTGGTCACGGTTCTCGAGCGCATGGCGCACGAAGGGAAGGAAAAGCAATGACCGATGATCTGATTAAGCGGTTGCGATCCGTTGACGTTAGTTGGTCACAAGCGGGCGAATGGTGTGCAGAAGCAGCAGACACCATCGAAGCTCAAGCCGCCGAGATAGCGCGGTTGCGGGAGGCTTTGGAGGAGTGGATATTCCTCTATCATTGGCGCGTAGATGGTATGCCGGTCGAGCAAGCCCGCACCTATGCCCAAACGCAAATGCGCATGAGCGCAATCGCCCGCACGCTTAACCCAATGCCCCCTCGCTAATCTGCAAATATGAGCAGATTGCTGACACCTGAAAAAGAAGCAGCCTTCCTCGAAGCCCTCGCGGGAACTTGCAACGTGTCCGAAGCGTGCAAGGTCGCCGGGGTCTCTCGGGTCCACGCCTATCATTTGCGCGCCGAGTACCCGGCCTTTGCCGAGCGATGGGATAAGGCCAAGCAAATCGGCGTCGAGGCCCTCGAAGATGAAGCCCGGCGCCGGGCGTTCCATGGCACCGACGAGCCGGTCTTCTACCAAGGCCAATATGTCGACAGCGTGAAGCGCTATTCCGATACGTTGATGATCTTCCTCCTCAAGGGGGCCAAGCCCGACGTCTACAAGGATCGCGTCGCGAGTGAGCTCTCGGGCGGCCTCAAGCACGAGGTCACGCTCACCGACGACGAAGCCGTTGCCGAGCTGGCCGCGCTCCAAGCGCAGCTCGCGGCGAAGCTCGACGGCGGGGACGATCTCGCTTGAGCCTATGCGCTATGCGCCTCAAGACCTCCTGCGCGTCGCCACGCCTCAACAGCGGGCACGGCTAAACGCACTCCTCACCAAGCTCAAACGGCCGTGGCGCCCGCTCCCCGGGCCGCAGACAATGGCCTATGAGACCGAGGCTGATATCATTGGCTTTGGCGGCGCGGCCGGGGGCGGCAAGACCGACCTCGCGTGCGGCAAGACGATCACCCGGCACCAAAAGGCGATGGCGCTGCGCCGGATCGGCACCGAGCTCACGGGGATCATTGACCGCTTCACCGAGCTCCTCGGGGGTCAAGGACGGCTACAACGGCCAAGACAAGATTTGGCGCACCACGCGCTACGACGGCAAGGCCATGCAAATCGAGTTCGGCGCCGTGCCCAACCTTGGCGACGAGAAGAAGTACCAAGGCCGACCGCACGATCTCTTGATCTTCGATGAAGCGGCCAACTTCCTCGAGATACAAGTGCGCTTCCTGCTCGGCTGGTTGCGCTCGGTCGACCCGAACCAGAAGTGCCAAGCGCTGCTCACCTTCAACCCGCCCACCTCGGCCGACGGCCGGTGGATCATTAAGTTCTTCGCCCCTTGGATCGACCCCAAATACCCGGGCAAGCGCGCGCTGCCGGGCGAGTTGCGCTACGCCGCGATGCTGCCCGACGACAGCGGGGGCTCCAAAGACATTTGGGTGGATGGCCCCGAGCCGTTCGTGCTGGTCGACGGCGCGCCTTGCTACGAGTTCGACCCGTTTGAGCACGCCGCAACTGCAATCATCACGCCGAGGAGCCGCACGTTCATCCCGTCGCGGATCACTGACAACCCGCACCTTTTGGGGACCGGATACATGAGCACGCTTCAAGCCTTGCCCGAGCCGCTACGCTCGCAAATGCTCAACGGCGACTTCGCCGCCGGGATGGAAGACGACCCGTGGCAGGTCATCCCGACCGCGTGGATCGAGGCCGCGATGGCGCGATGGAAGAACCCCGACGTCAAGCCGCCGATGGATAGCATGGGCGTCGACGTTGCCCGGGGCGGCAAGGACAGCACGACGATCGCCCGGCGCCACGGCAATTGGTTCGACAAGACCCTGATCTACCCCGGCACGCAAACCCCCAACGGGCCGAGCGTCGCCGGGTTGGTCGTGCAGAATATGCGCGATCGCTCGCCGATCCATATCGACGTGATCGGCGTCGGGGCGAGCCCCTACGACTTCCTGCTCGAGGCAGGCCAGCAAGTGCTCGGGATCAACGTCGCCGAGCGCGCGCTTGGCACCGACAAATCCGGCCGGTTGTCGTTCACCAACCAGCGCTCCGAATTGTGGTGGCGTATGCGCGAGTGGCTCGATCCCGAGGCCAATAACGGCGCCGCGCTGCCCGACGAGCCCGAGCTATTGGCCGAGCTGGCCGCGCCAAAGTGGAAGCTCCAAGGCCCGATCATCCAAGTCGAAAGCCGCGANCAGATTATCGACCGGATCGGCCANTCGCCCGATCGCGCCTCGGCCTATATCCTCGNGNTGATCGACACCCCCAAGGNCGAGACGATGCGCCGCACGCTTAACGGNGGCCGCANGGACTACGATCCNTACGCGTGATCTTATGCGAGGGCCCNTATGTGCGATCCTNTTTCTGCCGTTNTCGCTGGTAGCGCTATCCTCGGCGCGGGCGTGAGCATTTCGCAAGGTGCCGCTGCTCGCAAGGCGCAGCGTGAAGCGCAGCGCAAGGCCGAAGAGGCCGCACGGCTCCAGCGCGCAGAAGCGCAGCGCGCCTTCAACAGGCAGAACCAGAAAGCCCCCGATATCGCCGGGTTGCTCAAGTCCAACCGCGACGCGGCCGCCGGGGGGATTGGCTCGACCACCCTCACCGGGGCAAAGGGCGCGCAAGCCGGAGCAACGACCGGCGGCACCAACAGCCTGATCGGCTCCAACACAGTGCTCGGCCAGTGAACCTCGACCACCGCACCTTAGTCGACCGTCGATGGTCTGATCTCAAATCCGAGCGGTCAACGTGGGTTGGCCATTGGCGCGAGCTTTCGCAATATCTCCAACCCCGGCTCGGCCAGTATCTCGTCTCCGACGTGAACAAGGGCGAGAAGCGGCATAACTCGATCTATGACAACACTGGCACGCGTGCGCTGCGCATCCTCTCCGCGGGGATGATGGCGGGTATGACGAGCCCGGCGCGCCCGTGGTTCCGGCTCTCGACGGCCGACCCGAGCCTCAACGATCACCACTCGGTCAAAGTGTGGCTGGCCGACGTGCGGCGGCTCATGCTCGACGTCTTCTCGAGGTCGAACACNTATCGTGCGCTCCAAGGCATGTACGAAGAGCTCGGGCTGTTTGGCACGTCGGCCTCGTTGACGCTGCCCAANTTCGACCGCGTNGTCCACCACTANCCGACCACGGTTGGCCAATACGCGATCACCACCGATCACGAGGGCCGGGTCAACACCTTCTACCGCGAGATCGGCAAGCGGGTCTCCGAGCTGGTGCGCGAGTTCGGCTATGATAATTGCACCCGCGGCACGCAACGGCTCTACGACCAAGGCGCGCTCGACAAATGGGTGACGTGCGTCCACGCGATCGAACCCCGGGAAGACCGCGAGCGCGGCAAACCCGGCGCGAAGAACATGCCGTGGAAGTCCGTCTATTTCGAGCTCGGCGCCGATCAAGGCACGTATCTGCGCGAAGGGGGCTTCAAGCGCTTCCGCGTGCTCGCGCCGCGCTGGCATGTCACCGGCGGCGATATCTACGGTTACTCCCCCGGGATGGAAGCGCTCGGCGACGTCAAGCAGCTCCAGCACGAACAACTGCGCAAGGCGCAGGGCATCGACTATATGACGAAGCCGCCCTTGCAAGCGCCCACCAGCATGAAGGGCCGCGAGGTCGATATGCTGCCGGGCGGGATCAACTACGTCGACGCGCCTCAAGGCGGCCGGGGCGTGCAAACGCTGTTCGAGACCCGGATCGACCTCCAGCATTTGCTCATGGATATCCAAGATATCCGCGGCCGGATCAACTCGGCCTTCTACGCCGATCTCTTTCTCATGCTGGCGCAGGCCCCGAACGACGGGCGCATGACCGCGACCGAAGTCGCCGAGCGGCACGAGGAGAAGCTGCTCATGCTCGGCCCCGTGCTCGAGCGCTTGCACGACGAGCTGCTCTCACCGCTCATTGCGGGCACGTTCGAGGACATGCTCGAGGCGGGCATGGTGCCACCACCCCCGGCCGAGCTCAACGGTATGCCGATCCGGGTCGAGTTCGTCTCGATGCTGGCCCAAGCGCAGCGCGCCGTAGGTACGGCCGGGCTCGATCGCTATATCGCCAACCTCGGCACCGTGGCGCAGTTCAAGCCAGACGTGCTCGACAAGTTCAACTCGGACAAATGGGCCGACAGCTACGCCGACGCGCTCGGCGTCGACCCCGAAATGATCGTCGCCGACAAAGAGGTAGCGCTGGTGCGCGAACAGCGCGCGGCGCAGCAACAGAAGATGGAACAAGCGGCGATGGCGAACAGCATGGCCGACAGCGCCAACAAACTAGGCGGCGTGCCGACGCAAGGCGGCAGCTCGAACGCGGCGACCGATATCATGTCTATGTTTTCGGGCTACGCCTCGCCAACAGCGGAGAGTTACTAATGGCTACAGTTTCAGCAACCACGCAATCCTTTGTCGACAATGTTGTCGTAACATGGGCCCCGCTCACCACGACCAACGCCGATGGCGCCGGGGCAGCCTACACGAGCTCGGGCGATCGCACCGTGCAGGTAACGGGCACGTTCGGCGCCGGGGGCACTGTCCTCGTTGAAGGCACGCTCGACGGCACCAACTGGTTCCAGCTTCGCGACCCGGGCGGCACGCTGATCTCGTTCACCGCTGCCGGTTTGCGCGCGGTGCTCGAGAACGTCGTGCAAATCCGGCCGCGCGTTTCCGCCGGTGACGGCACCACCTCGATCGCCGCGACCCTACTCGTAAGGAATAAGTGACATGGCTAACTTGAAAGAGATCGCCGATAACTTCGGTGTCACCGCCCGGCACCTCCAGAATGTGCTCGACCTTGCCGACGCCGTAGCGCGTATAAGCAATTTCGAGAGCGCCGAGGGGGAGGCGAAGATCAGGATCGCGCAGCTCCAGAACGAGGCCGAGGTAATCGCCACCGGGGTCGAGCAGTCGAAAGCGGAAGCGGTAACGATCATCGCCGACGCGCGCGAGCTCGCCGCCGAGGTCGTGAGCAAGGCTAACGCGCGCGCCGCTAAGGCCGACGCGGCCGCGCAGGCTTCGATTGATGACGCTAACGCGCGCGTCGCCGAGATCGTCGCCGCCGGTGAAGTGAGCAAGGCTGAAATTGCTGCCGAGATCGACAAGCTGGCCGCCGTCCATCTGGAAAAGCAGATCGAGCTCAACGATCTCGGCGCCAAGATCGAACGCGCGCAGGCAAAGATCGCCGAAATCTTGGGGGTGTAAACTATGGCCGCGGGCACTTTCACCCTATTCAGCGCCAATAAAGACGACCTGAATATCAACCAGATCGTCGCCTCGGGCGCGAAGCTCGCGCTCGTGACCTCGGCGTACACGCCCGACGCGAGCGCCACCGGCAACACGATTTGGGGCAACGCCTCGGCCAACGAGATCGCCGCCGGTAACGGATACACCGCGGGGGGCGTCGCACTGGCCACGCTGGCCGCAACCGCGATCACCGGGGGCTTCAAGCTCTCCTCGGCGAACCCGAGTTGGACGGCTGCGGGTGGCTCGATCCCCGCGTGGCGCTATGGGGTGCTCTACATCCCGGCGACGGTGTGGGGCTTGGTCAATCCGTTGATTGGTTATTTCCTCGGGGATACCACGCCCGCGGATATCGCGGCCACCACCACCGGCAACTCGCTCACGATCACCGTCCCCGCCGCTGGCTGGTACGACGCCACCTAACGCGCATAAGGAAGCCCGATGCTACTTCTAGCTTCTACGTCCGATATTCTGCGCATTGTAACCGGCGCCGCGGCCACTATCGAAGTCCATGTTGATTATGTGGACCTCACCGTCGCGACCGGGGCGATCACCCCCGGGCGCCAAAACACGGTCATATCGACAGCCACAACCACGACGGTTTGCGCCTCGCCCGCGTCGGGTGTTGTGCGTAATATCCGCGGCATCACGCTCACCAACAACAGCAGCGTGACCTCGCAAGTCGAGACGCAGCATTTCGACGGCACCACATCGGCGGAGCTTATGGGGATCACGCTCCTCGCCGGGGAGAATTGCATCTACAACGAAGAGGGCGAGTGGTCGCACCATGACGTGCAAGGCGCGGAATATAACTACTCCGGCCCGCCGGTGTCCAACCTCGGGGGCAACGGGACGCTTGCTGAAACCATGCCGCGCGAAACATGCCCCGAGGTCAACACGACCGTCGCCGCATCCGGCACGTTGTTCATGCAGGCGATCTACCTCAAGGCGGGGCAGCTAATCAGCAATATCACGCTGGCAAGCGCAACGACTGCGGCAGGCACACCGACCAACTATTTCGCCGCGCTTTATGACGGCAGCCGCAACCTGCTGGCGCAGTCGGCCAACCAGACGACGACCGCATGGGCAGCGAACACGGTCAAGACGCTCGCGATGACGACGCCTTATCGCGTCCAGACTTCCGGTCTGTATTATATCGGCTATTTTATGACGGCGACGACGGTTGCGACCTTAAAGGGCGGCACGGCGAAAACGGGCGGTCAGTTGGCGGGCGCGGCCCCGATCCTGCACGGCGCATCCACGACCGGCTTGACAACGGCATTGCCTAACCCGGCAGCGGCGATCACCGGCGGGACGGTTTCGATCTACGCCGCGGTGAGCTAACGTGGCCAGCACCCCCGGTTTCTTCTCGGCCAACTTGGTCGGGCGGGGCTGGTTCGGGAGCGCGGCCAGTCCTTCCGCTTGGTTCTCGCGCAGCCTTGTTGGGGTATGGGATGGCATCGCCGCGACCACGGTCTCCCCCGCGAAGGGCGCGCTCACCTTCACCGGCTACCCCCCGGCGGTAACGCAGACGATCACCACGACCCTCGCGCCCGCCCGTGGCGCGTTGGTTCTCGGGGGCAAGGCGCCGATCGTGGTGCAGACAGCAACCCTAGCCGTCGCACCCGCTAAGGGGGCACTCGTTTTCGCGGGCAAGGCGCCGACGGTTACGCAGTCGACCGTATCCACGATGACGATCTCGCCTGTGAAGGGCGCGCTCACACTCGCGGGGCGCGCGCCCACCGTCGCCCAAACGATCATCACCACGATTGCGGCCGCAAAAGGCGCGCTTACGCTTTCGGGGAAGGCGCCGAGCCTCAACCAAACCACGACGTTCACAGTTGCGCCCGATAAAGCCGCGCTCGCGTTTACGGGCAAGCAGGTTGTGCTTGTCCGCCATACGGCGATTTCCCCCGCGCCGGGGTCGATCGCCCTTAGCGGCCGAATAGTCGCGCTTGTGCAGACGTCTAGCACCACAATTTCACCGGGGAGGGGCGCGGCGCGCCTCACCGGGAACGAACCCTCGGTCGACAACGGCACGACGCCGCCCGCGCGTTCCCACCCCCACGTCTACAAGCGCCGCCGGGGCGCGCACGCTTAATCACCCCCGCGACGGATATCGTCACCGTGCATGAGTGATTTCGACCCGTTCGACCTTCGAGGCCAAGAGGAAGAGGCCGAGCGCCGGGAAACCGACGCGAGGCTCCTCCAGCTCACCGAAGACAGCGATTTGAAGTGGCTCATGGCGAACGCACAAGGCCGCCGCATCGCGCGGCGGTGGCTCTCAAAAGCCGGGGTGTGGCGTCTCTCTTTCTCGGGAGACGCGGCGACCACGGCCTTCAACGAGGGCCAGCGAAACGTAGGTCTAGCGCTGCTCGCTGGCATCCTACGGATCGCCCCCGAGCGGCTCGCCGACCTAATGACCGAGGACGATTATGAGCGACGCGAACACGCCGACGACCCCGAGTGAAGCCCCGCCCGTTGAAGGCGGCGCGCTTCTCACTGACACCCCTCCGGTAGACGCTGGCACGCCGCCCGTCGAAGGTGCTGCGCTTCTCACCGATGCGCCGCCCGTCGAAGGCGAAGCGCCCCCGGCCGAGGCCGAAGCGCCGGAAGGCGCGCCCGAGGAGTATGAAGATTTCACCGCGCCGGAAGGTGTGACCCTCGACAGCGAAGCCGTTGGCGAGCTCAAGTCGCTCGCGAAAGAGCTCAACCTGCCTCAAGGCGCGGCGCAAAAGGTCGCTGATCTCGGCGCGCAGATGGTCGGCAAATGGGCGTCCGCGCTCAACGAGGCGATCGCCACGCCGGAAGGCCGCGCCCAACTGCTCGGCCACGTCCGCGCAGAATGGACCGAAAGTTCTAAAGCCGAGTTCGACGCGCCCACCTTCGCCAAGGCGAAGGCAACGCTCGACACGCTTGGCACCCCCGCGCTCGACAAGTTCCTGCGCGAAGAGGGCGTCGGCAATCACCCCGAAATCATTCGGCTACTCTCCCGCGTGGGTGAGCTGGTCGGTGAAGACCGCTTTGTCGCCGGTGGCAAAGCACCCGCTGCCGAGAAGCCTTTGGCTGATCGGCTTTACGCAACGGCGAATTAAGGAGCTAACCTATGGCCGTTCTTTCCACTGGCGCAGCTACCCTCGCGGATATCGCGAAGCGCCTCAACCCTGACGGTAACGGGATTGCGCCGATCGTCGAGTTGTTGTCGAACACCAACGAAATCTTGCAGGACGCTAAGTTCATGGAGGGCAACCTCCCAACGGGCCACCGCACCACGATCCGCACCGGCTTGCCGACGGTTTACTGGCGTGCGCTCAACCAAGGCGTCCCGCCTAGCAAGTCCGTCACCGCGCAGGTCGACGAGTCTTGCGGTATGCTCGAAGCTCGGTCGCATATCGACCTCAAGCTGGCCGAGCTCAACGGCATGTCAAACGCTTTCCGTTTGTCGGAAGACGCCGCGTTCATCGAAGCGATGAACCAGACGCAAGCGACGACCATGTTCTACGGCAACCCCGGCACCGATCCGCGCCAGTATCTCGGCCTCGCGCCGCGCTACAGCTCGACCACGGCCGGTAACGGCGCGAACATTCTCAACGCGAACGGTTCGGGCTCCGATAATACTTCAATCTGGCTGGTGGTATGGGGCGACAGCACCGTATTCTGCCCGTTCCCGAAGGGTTCGCAGGCCGGTTTGAACGTCCGCGACCTCGGCGAGGACGACGTGCAGGACGCCAACGGTGGTTGGTATCGTGCATTGAAGACCCTCTACCAGTGGGACAACGGTCTCGTCGTCAAGGATTGGCGCTATGTCGTTCGCATTGCGAACATTGACGTGTCCAACCTCGTCGCCGAAAGTTCGGCCGCCGATCTCATCAAACTGATGGCCCGCGCGATCGACCGTATCCCGGCGCTCGGCATGGGTTCCGCCGCTTTCTACATGAACCGCACCGTTCACTCGATGCTGCGTATTCAGGCCATGAGCAAGACGTCGAACGTCTTGTCCATCGAAAGCGGTCTCAACCAGTTTGGCAAGCCGCATAGCTGGACCGCCTTCGACGGCATCCCGCTGCGCAAGTCCGACGGCATCCTGCTCACCGAAGCAACTGTCAGCTAAGAGGAGTTACTTCAATGGCTGTTATCGACACCTTCCTCCAGCTCTCCGGGTCGTACTCGGGGAGCACCGTCACCCCGCAGAACGTCTTTGCTTCGGGCGCGGCGGTGGTCTCGACCAATGTGGTCGACGTCACCGGCGGCTCGGCCACTGGCCAGATTGCGGATATCTTCAAGGGCGAAGAGCTAGAGCTGCTTATCAACGTCATCACGGCGTTTGCGGGCGGCACCTCGGCCGAGTTCCAATTGGTCTCGGCGGATAACGCCGCGCTCTCGACGAACTTGACCGTGCTGGCGTCCTCGGGCGCGATCCCGATCGCCTCGCTCGGTGCTGGTAAGCAAATCCGCGTATGCGGTGCCCCGCAAGACCCGCGCACCTTGCGTCGTTATGTCGGCTTGAACGTCGTCAACGTCGGCGCGAACAGCGCGGGTGCGGTCTTGGCCGCGCTCACGCCGTTCGACGGCGACCTGCCGATCCCGAGCTACAGCTCGGGCTTCACGGTCAACTAAGGAGAATAGGACATGGACGCAGTATCGCGTGCTCGAACGCTCCTTCATTGGCGATACGGTTGGTCGAAGCTGGCGAAATCGTCGACTACGACGGCACCCCGGGGCGCAACCTCGTTGCCCTCGAAGCCGCAACCGAAGAGCCAAAAAAGGGCAAGCGCACCGCTCCGGCGGCGAGCGAGCCTAAGTCGGAAGACGAGGGCAGCGAACTGGCCTGACCTTTTACCGCCCCTTGGTCGCGCAAGGTGCGCGGGAGTGAGGGGGCCTTGTGCCCCCTTACTTTTTTAAGGAGTTAAGCCTTTGGCTACCGTTGTCGATATCGCCAACCTCGCGCTCTCGCATATTGGCGAAGGCACCACCGTCTCGAACCTCACGCCCCCGGACGCAACCCCCGCCGCGCGCCATTGTGCGCGCTTCTATCCGATCGCGCGCGACGAGTTGCTCGAGCAGCACGCTTGGACCTTCGCGACAGCGCGGCAACCCCTTGCGTTGCTGGCCCTCACGGTCGCCGGGTGGGATTATGTCTACGAAGCGCCAAGCGACATGATCCGCGCGCTCGAGGTCTACGAGCTTGGGGGAAACCCTAATCTCGACACCCCGATCAAGTTCGACGTCGAAACCCAAACCGACGGGACGCGGGTGATCGTCACCAATCAGGCCGACGCCGAGCTGCGTTATATCTTCCGTGCGGTCGTGCCCGAGCGGTTTACGCCGTTATTCACCGTCGCCCTTTCGTGGTTGCTCGCCTCGTATATCGCGGGGCCGATCATCAAAGGCGACACCGGTATCGCAGCGAGCAAGACCTGCTTCACGGTCTACCGCGAGCGCTTCGCCGAAGCCGCGCGCTCCAGCGCGAACAACAGCCGACAGCGCCTCGACCACACACCGGCTTGGATATCGGAGCGCTAGGCATGGCCAACGTCTCCCCTCTCGACCCTAAAAGTGTTGACCGCAGCGCGTGGGATAAGCGCCCCGACGGGTCAACCAAAGGCTTTGGCTATCTCGGCGTACTCGCGCGCCCCGACGGCGGGGTCTCTTCCGAGATATCGGTTGGGGTGAACCTCGGGGGGCAGGACGTGGATATCCCGACAATGGTGCCCGGGCTCGACAAGTCCGAGGTGCACTGGTTGCTCACGACGCCAACGGATCAAATCGCCAACAAGCTCCCCGGCAGCATTTTACGCAAGGCGGTTGAACACGCCAAGATGCGGCTGCGCACCGGCAAGAGCCCCTTCAAGCAGGACGATGAATAATGGCTAACCCCCCGCGTCTACGCCCGCTCGTTTGCCGGGGGTGAAGTCACCCCCGAGTTCTTTGGCCGGGTGGACGACGCGAAGCACGCCACCGGGGTCGATACCTGCCGTAACTTTGTCATCAAGCCCCACGGCCCGGCCGAGAACCGCGCGGGCTTCGCGATGGTGCGCGAGGTCAAGACCAGCGCGAAGCGGACCCGGGTGATCCCGTTTGTCTTTGCGTCCGACCAAACGGTTGTGATCGAGATCGGCGAGGGGTATTTTCGTTTTCACACCCAAGGCGCCACCGTTTCCCCCGGCTCGCCGTCGGCGTGGTCGGGCGCGACGACCTACGCGGTGGGCGATCTCGTCTCGCTCTCGGGCGTCAACTATTACTGCAAAGCTGCGCATACTAACCAGTCACCGCCCTCCGCGAGCTATTGGCACACCATGCCGACGGGCATTTATGAAATCCCCAACGGGTACTCCGCGGCCGATATCCCGAGCTTGAAGTTTGTGCAGGCGAACGACATTATCACCTTCACCCACGCGAGCTATGACGTCGCCGAGCTCAAGCGTTACAGCTCGATCAGGTGGATTTTTGCGTCGGTGTCGTTTGTGCCCACGCTCACCGCGCCCACCGGGACTAAAGCGACAGCGACCCCGGCAGTCACCACCCCCGGCACACCTACTTTGCAATCCTACGTTATCACCTCGGTCGCCAACAAGGAGGAAAGTATCGCCTCTTCGGACGCGCTCACCGGATCGGTGACACTCTCGGCTGTTAGTAACGCCAACCCCGGCGTCTTCACCGCGGCGGACACCTACTACGGGAGCGCGTCGTCGACGTTTTCCGTTGACGACGTGGTTTTTGTCGACGGCGTGGGGGGCATGGCTTCTCTCAACGGCAAGTTCTACAAAGTCCGCACGGTTAGCTACACCCCGGGGTTTGCGTTCCCTTTTGGGGGATACTATCCGGGGGCCACGACTTTCACCCTCAAAGACGTGAGCAGCGGCGCCCAGCTCGATACCTCCGGCTTCGGCGCCTATTCGGGCGGGGGCACGGTCCAGCGCGTCGGCGCTGCGCGCTGCTCGAACAATCTCTTCGACGATGCGGCGTACAACACAATCTCGTGGAACGCGGTCGCCGGGGCCACGCGGTATAACGTATATAAGCTCTCGAACGGGCTTTACGGCTATATCGGGCAGACCGAGAACGTGTCGTTCACCGACGACAGTATCGCCCCCGATCTCTCGAAAACCCCGCCAATTTATGACACCCCGCTCTCGGGCACGGACAACCGGCCCTCGTCGGTCGGCTATTTCGAGCAACGACGGTGTTTCGCGGGCACCAACGCCAAGCCCTCGAACTTTTGGGCCACGCGTTCGGGCACCGAGACCAACCTCTCTTATTCAATCCCGGGGCGCGACGACGACAGTATCCGGTTCAAGATCGCCGCGCGCGAGCGCAACACGATCCGGCATATCGTGCCAATGAACAACCTTATCCTTTTGACCGAGAGCGCCGAATGGCGCGTGGCCGCCACCACCGGCGAGGCACTCACCCCCGACGTATCCTTGCGCGCGCAGTCCTTTATCGGCGCCTCGGAAGCACAACCCGTCGTCGTCAATAACAACCTGATCTTCGCCGCGGCGCGCGGGGGGCATTTGCGCGAGCTCGCCTATGATTGGCAGGCGTCGGGCTATATCACCGGCGATCTATCGCTGCGCGCGCCGCACCTCTTTGACCGCTATGCGATCACCGAGATCGCTTACGCCAAGGCCCCGATCCCGATCGTGTGGGCGGTCTCCAGCTCGGGCGCGCTCCTCGGCTTCACCTATGTCCCCGAGCAGCAAGTCGGCGCGTGGCACCGGCACGACACCTACAACGGGACGTTCGAGAGCGTCGCGATCGTGGCCGAAGGCAGCGAAGACGTGCTTTACGCGGTGGTCAACCGCACGATCAACGGCGCGCAAAAGCGCTTCGTCGAGCGCATGGCCAGCCGGTTTGTTGTGACCCCTAATGACGGCTTCTTCGTTGATTGTGGCAAAACCTATTCGGGCGCGCCCGCGACCGTGATCTCGGGGCTCGATCACTTGAACGGGGAGAATGTCGCCGTCCTCTCCGACGGCAACTATATCGGCACGCTTTTGGTCGCGGACGGCACGATCACCCTACCCGACGCGGCGAGCGTGGTGCACGCCGGGCTGCCGATCACGGCCGATCTCAAGACCCTGCCGCTCGCCTTCGAGGCGATCGGCTTTGGCCAAGGGCGCCCCAAGAACGTCAACAAGACATGGCTGCGCGTCTATCTCTCCCGCAATATCAAAGCGGGCCCCACCTTTGACGACTTGACCGAGGTCGCGCAGCGCGACGTCGAACCCGCGGGCACGGTGCTCGAGCTCGACACCGGTGAGTATGAGGTCGCGCTCGCGCCACAATGGAACGACAGCGGGCAAGTGTGCATCCGGCAGGATTTGCCGTTGCCGTTGACCGTGCTCGCGATCACGACCGAGTTCGTGGCGGGTGGGTGATCTCACCTTCTGCCCCCCGGAAGCGGGCGAGGCCGAAGAGCTCGAGGCCAATTTGCGCCCGGCCGACCGGGCCGAAATCATCGCCGCGTCGGGGCCAGATACCCTCGGCATTATCCGCGGCGCGCTGGCGATTTCGCAGCACGCGATCACCGTGCGCGAGGCGGGCGAGCTGCTTTGCGTCTTTGGCGTGGTCGAAGGTGATCTCCTCGGGCGGATCGCGATCCCGTGGATGCTCGGCACCCCGGCGCTCGATCAAAGAGCGCGCACGCTTATCAGGGTTACGCGGCGTTACTTTGACGCCATGCTCGACCTCTACCCGCTCCTCGTGAACTACGCGGACGCCCGCCATGTTGACAGCTTGCGCCTTGTCCGCGCGGCTGGCTGCACAGTGCACCCGGCCGAACCGTTCGGGTTTGAGGGCCGACCCTTCCATAAGTTTACCCGGGAGCGCGCTTATGTGTAGCCCTACCGCTGCCCTCGGGGCGCAAGCCGCTGGCGTTGGCATGAGCACCGTTGCCTCGATCTTCGAGGCGTCGGGCATGAAGTCGGGTCTACGCGCGCAAGCGCGGATCGACGAAATCAACGCCACGATGAAAGACGAGGACGGGCGCCGCGCGCTCATGTCGGGGCAGAAGCACGAACAGAAACTCCGGCTTGCCGCCGCGCAGCTCAAGAGCAAACAGCGCGTAGCAATGGGCGCCAATAGCGTCGACATGACCGAAGGCTCGGCGCTCAACACGCTTGTCTCGACCGATTACATGACCGAGGTCGACGCGAACACGATCCAAATGAACGCGCTCGAAGCCGCGTGGGGCCACCGCACCCAAGCACTTAACTACCGCAACGACGCGGTGATGAAGCGCGGCCAAGCCTCGGCGATAAGCCCGGCGATGGCGGGCGCGGCCTCACTGATCTCGGGCGCGGGAAAGGTCGCGGCGAGCTGGTACAGCCTTAGCGAAAACGGTGCCTTCTCCGGTGCAGGTGAGGGCGGCAAAACCCTATCCGGTAGCGGCTTCATGGACCCTAGCACCCAAGTTGGACATAGCTCCAAATGGGGCCAAGACGGGTGGGTTAAGTGGTAATGGCACGGGTTCCTAGCTACGACAATTTCCAAGCCAACGCGGCCTCACCGAGCAGCCAACCCTTTGCGCAGCCCGACACCTCGGGCTTCCTCGTCGCGCCCAAGCAGCTCCAGCAAGTCGGCCAAGCCGTCACCGACGCGGCCTCGATCGCGACAAAAACTATACGACGACAAGCTCGAGCAGGCCAACAAGGTCCGCGTGCTCGAGGCCACCAACGAAGCCCGGCACGAAATGCTTCGGCTTGCCTATGATCCGAAGGACGGGTTTACGCAGGTCAAGGGCGGCGACGTTATGGGCATCGACGGCCAAAAGCCGTTGGCGGATCGGTACGACGAACAGCTCGGCGGCACGCTCTCGGGGATCGAGGCAAAACTCGGCAACGACGCGCAGCGCAAACTATTCCAACAACAAGCCATGTCCCTTCGGTCGCAATTCTACGGGCAGGCACAAAGCTACCAAGCGCAAGAGCACGATCGCTATGTGATCTCGACCTATAAGGGCACGATCGACTTGACCGGGCAGGAGATCGCGGTCCGCAGGCGGCGACGTCCGCGCGATCGACGACGCGCTCGTCAATCGGCTCGAGCCCGCGGTGCGCGAACTTGGGACCAAGCAAGGCAAGGCCGACACCGAGATCACGGCCGATATCGCGTTGATCCGCTCGAACGCGATCCTCAAAGGGATCGAGACCTCGATCTCCCGCGACGACGTGACGACCGCCTCGGCGCTGCTCGATCACTACCGCGAGCAAATCCTCCCCGAGGAACGCGCCAAGGTTGAGGGCGTGATCCAAAAGGAAACCGACGGGCGGCTCGTGCTCGATATCGCCGATGGCGTGTTCTCCGGGGGGCGCACGATCGAGAGCGTCGCCCCGTCGCGCGCGTTGCAAGGCGTCGATCACAAGAGTGGCGTGCCCACCGCCGAAGGGGTCAAGCAGTTTATCGAAGGCACCTTCCGCGGCTCGCGCGTCACTTCGACCACGGGGGGCAAACACGCCACCGGGTCGGACCACTATAAGAACCGCGCGGTCGACGTCGCTCCGGTGAAGGGGCTCACCTTCAACGGCTTTATCGGCCAGCTCCGCGCACAAGGCTTGAACGTCAATGTCGAGCGCTCGCTCGACGAAACGATCACCAAGAGCAAAGACTGGACCGGGCCGCACTGGCATATCGTTTGGGATAAGCCGAGCGAGAAGACCACGACCCGCGTCACCGCCCCGTCAACCCTCGGCGACGCGATCTCACGCGGCCGGGGCGAGTTGCTCGCCCGGCGCCCGAACGCGAGCCCCGAAGTGATCCGCGCGACCGAAAGCGAGATCACTCGCAAATGGCAGATAGGCGAGCAAGACAAACGCGACCGCGAAGATGGTTTGCTCACGAGCGCATACCAAGGGCTTATCAATAACGGCGGCAACGTCAACGCCCTCCCGGCGGCGCTGCGCGCGGGTATCGTCGCCACCGCTCCCGAGAAGTGGGATAGCCTGATCTCTTTCGGCAACACGCTCCAAGGCGGGGCGACCAAGACCGACGACGCGACCTATTTGGTCCTCTCGGACCCGAACAACCTCAAGGGCCTCACCGACGCGCAGTTCCTTGCCGCGCGCTCGAAGCTCTCCGAGAGCGATTGGCAACAGTTCGCCAACGCCCGGGCCGAGCTGCGCTCGGGCAAGACCGCGAACTCGGCGCAGTCGATCAACGCGGAAGCGACGAACCGCGTCTTCAATAGCCGCATGTCGTCGCTTGGCCTCGACACCGGATCGAAGGACGCGAAGGTCGCCATGCGCGTCGGCCCGGCGCGGCGCTATGTCGACAGCCAAATCGTTGCCGCGCAATCACGGCTCGGGCGCCAAATGACCGACGCGGAGACCGGGCAGTTCGTCGACAATCTCTTCGTCTCCAAGACGATCCGCTTCTCCGGGGGGTGGTTCACCGACCCCGAGAACAAGCCGCTGCTCGGCATGACCGTCGACGAAATCCCCGCGCGTGAACGCGACGGCATCAAAGACGCGCTCTCGAAACGCGGCATCCCGGTCACTGACGAAAATATCCTCGGCGCTTTCTTCCAACTTAGGGGTAACTAATGGCCGATCGTTTCGACGCCGCAATCGACGGCATGTTGGGCAGCCAATTGGACGACAGCGCGCGCACGGCAAAGGGCTCGGTGGCCACCGTGATCGGCGACAACCCCGACGAAACTCTCAAGCTCCAGCGCGCCGCGCGTAACCTCGGTATCCCGATCGACAGCGCGCGCACCGATCCGAAGCGGGTGCACCTCGAGGCCAGTGTCGAGGCGACCGATTGGACGGGCATGGCCCAACGCGCGCCGAAGACCGCGCGCTTCCTCGGCGACACCAGCAAGGCCGCGATCGCGCACGACGATATCGGTATCCTCGAGCAGGCCGAACAAACTTTTAAGGCGACGATCGGCACGCTCTCCGGGTTTATAGGCGGGCTCGCCGGGTACAACACCCGCGAAGTGGCGACCTCGACCGACGCCAAGCTCCGCCGCGCGCCGAGCAACACCGGGCGGGCTTTCCTCGCCGGGGGGCAGCAAGCAAGCGCGGGGCTCGTGGGCATGGTCGAAGGCGCGTTCGACAACCCGATCGCCGCCGATTATCAGCGCCGCACCGGTAAAGAGTTGCCGATCAACGCTTGGTTGCACCGGTATCGCTCGTATATCCAAGCGGGTGAAAAGGCCATGACGCCGAAGACCGGCAACCCGACCGCGGACGCGGCGTTGCAGGGGGTGAAGAGTATCCCCGGCTCAGTGACGGGGGCGGGGATATCTTTGGCGAGCGGCAACCCCGCGACGGGTCTCGCCTTCATGGGTGCGATCACTGCCGGGTCGGCGTACACCCAAGCCAAAGACCAAGGGCTTGACCCGACGAGCGCAAAAATGTTTGCCGCCAACCAAGGGCTTGTCGAAGTCGCGACCGAAGCCTTGCCCGTCGGCAGTCTGTTGAAAGACCTTAAGGCGGGCGCGCCCTTCGCAAAGGTGCTTTTCCACCAGCTCATTGAAGAGCTCCCCGGGGAGCAAGTCGCGACCGTCGTCCAAGACTTCAACGAGTGGCTCGTGCTGCCGCAGAACAAGGACAAGACGCTTGGCGATTATATCGCCGCGCGCCCGGGCGCTGCGATGGACACGCTTATCGCGACCCTCACCGGTACGGGCGGGAACGTGGTCTTGACCAGCGCCGTCTCGCATGTCGCGAACGCCGCAAACGGTGCCAAGGTCGCCGCGCGCGAAGAGGCACGCGCCGCGCACGCGCAAAACATGGCCGACACGATCGGCAAGTTAGGGCAGGTTGCGGCCGCCTCGAAGCTGCGCGAGCGCGACAGCGAGACGTTCAAACAATTCATTGCCGACGCGGCCGAAGGGTCGGAGATCGAGGATATCTACGTCGCGCCCGAGCAGCTCGTCGATATCTTCAACCAATCGGCGCTCGACCCCGAGCAGCAAAAGTCAATCTCGCAAGCGCTCGGCCCGCGTCTCACCTCGGCGCTCGAAGAGGGCACCGACGTTCGCATCCCGGTAGCCGAGTTCGCGACCTATATCGCGGGCACCGAGGCCGAGAAGGCTTTGCTCGAGCACGTCAAGACCGACCCGCACGGCATGACCAAGGCCGAGGCCGAGGAGTTCATGGCGACGCAAGGGGCAAAGCTCCAAGACGAGATCGCCAAGGCCGTCGACCAAGCGAAGCTCGACAGCGAGCGCGACACGGCTTTCGAGACGGCCAAGACCGCGATCTCGGCGCACCTTGCGGCGGCCAATCGTTTCTCGCCGCAGGTCAACGACCAGTACGCGACGCTCATTGGCTCGGCGCTGGCCACAATGGCGAAACGCTCGGGCAAGTCGATCGAAGAGATTTTACAGCAGCGCTTGCCCCGTGTAGAAACGAGGGGCGCAAACGGTGACGCGCTCGACCAGAACGGCCGCACCACCGAGGAGCGCCGCGCCCGGGCGATCGAGCAGGGCTTCCTCACGGGCGACAAATGGAAGGCGATAACCAATGCTGGACGTGGACAAGCTGGCGGACGTGCTAACCCCGGCGCAGATGGACGAGGTTCGGGCGGCAATGTACGCGCGGACGGGCTTCAACGAGAAGGACTGGATAGCGTCGCTCCGGGGCAAATCCCCGGAGGAGATCAGGGCCTTGGTGCTGTCATCCCCGACACCGATGGAAGCGGACTTGTCACCCTCTATCATGGCACTAGCGATATCGTCCGGGGCTTTGACCTCAACCACCCCAACCGCAAAGACCTCGGGTGGCTCGGGGATGGCGTCTATCTAACCGACGATCCGCTGCTCGCGAAGCAATACGCCGAGCGCAAGGCGGGCAACGCCGCGCCGAATATCATGCCGCTGCATGTCAAGCTCGAGAACCCCTATGTGGCCGACCTTGCGTTCAAGCAGTCAATGCGGTGGAAATCCGCCGAAGCGATCAAGGCCGTGACCGACGAGCTCAAGGCGGCCGGGCACGACGGCGTGGTGCTGGTCTACCCCGACGGCACGAGCGAGGTTGCCGTATTCGACCCGGCCAACGTCCGCTCGGTGCACGCGCAGTTCGACCCGTCGCGCGCGTTCGAGAACGATTTGCTGGCGCAGCGGGCCACCCAAACCAACACCCCCGAGTTCAAGGCGTGGTTCGACGATAGCAAGGTCGTCGACGAAAACGGCGCGCCCTTGGTTGTTTACCACGGCACGAACCAGCCTCTCGACGAGTTCTCGCTCGATCGCGGGGGCCGCGCAACGGGGACCAACGCGGGGGCAACCCAAGGGTTTTTCTTTACCGACAGCGCCGAAGAGGCCGGGCAGTACGCCGAGAACGCGGGCAACACCGTCCCGGCGGGTCTCGCTGCGTTCGAGGCCGAAAGCGCTCGGCTCCAAGCCGAAGTGGCGCGCACCGAAAAGGCAGCGCAGCGCACCGGCGATTGGGCCGCTTACGAGGCGGCGATGGTCGCTTGGGAAGATCACGATATCGCGGCGACGCAAGCCGATCCGATCCACGGGCAAAACATAACCCCGGTGTATTTGTCGGTGCAGAACCCTTTGATCGTCGACCTGAAATCGGGCGAGTTCCGCGGGCGGGATATCGAGGCGTATGTCGCGCAGGCCAAGGCCGAAGGCCACGACGGCGTGTTCCTGCGTAATATATCGGACAGCCCGAAGGGGGGTATTCTCTCGAACCACTATGTCGTGTTCGAGCCGACGCAAATCAAATCGGCAACCGGCAACAACGGCCAGTTCGACCCGAACGACCCGAGCATTTTGCACCAATCCGAGAACCCGATCTACTGGTCGCCGCTCGAGCGTGCCGTCGAAAACATGGGCTTCGCCAAGGCCCCGGGGCAACAGTGGTTCGCCACGATCGCCAAGACCCCCGGCGTCAAGAAGGAAGAGCTCGAGTGGACCGGGCTCGAAGAGTGGCTCAACGCGCAGGACGGCCCCGTCTCGCGCGACGAGGTGCTCTCGTTCGTGCGCGCCGGTGGTGTGCAGGTCGACGAGGTGGTGCTCGGGGAAGCCGACGAATACGCCGTTGACGAGCGCGCGATGGAGTTGCGCGACGAATGGATACAAGAGCACCTCAACGATTACGACCCCGACGTCTCGGTCGATTATCCTGATATCAACGTCTCGGAAGAAGACGAGGACGGCAACCCGATCGAGTGGGAAGTCGACGGCGAGACCTTCGACAGCGAGGAAGACGCGCAGGCCAAGGCCGACGAACTCCATGACGAATGGCGCGATGCGGCCGAGGACGAAGCGCGCCGCGACCACGAGGAATATCTTAGCGACGGCGCGCCGTATTGGGACTTTGAGAACGCGGCCCGCGAAGAGCTCGGCGCTCAAACGAAGTTCGAGCAATACACCGAGAAGGGCGGCGACGATTATCGCGAGCTGCTCCTCACCCTTCCGTCGGGCGCGCGCGGCAACCCGGAGAAAGGATACTATCATAGCGGCCACTTCTCCGACCAACCCGTGATCGCGCACGTTCGCTTCAAAAGCCGGAAGTCCGCCGATGGCAAGGACGTCATGTTCATTGAAGAGGTGCAATCAGATTGGCACCAGCAAGGCCGGGAGAAGGGCTACGGCGGTTTGTCCGCAGCGGACCAAACCGAATACGATCGCCTTGGCGCGCACCTCGACGCCCTCGATCTACAGCATACCGTCGCTCGCCTAGACCTCGTGGCGAAGTGGCTCGACGCCCGTCGTCGCAATGTTGAAAAACGCGCGGCCGAAATCGAAGCCGAATGGGGCGCAGAAGACACCGCCGCTAAGATCGCGAACCAAAAGATGCGCGAAGAGCTCGCCGCCGACGAAGCGAAATACGCACCAGATGGGCGCAACCGGGTTGCGCGTTTGGCCCAAGCTGACGAAATTAGGTTCGGGTATGAGCGCGAAGGCAACGACGACCTCGCGGTCAAGGCCGGGATTGCCGAAATCCGCGCAATCGACATGGAGCGCGGGGCAACGCGGGAAGAGGTTCGGGCGCTAGAAGCTAAAAGCCGGAACGCGATCCCCGACGCCCCCTTCAAAAACACGACGTCGTGGGGCGCGCTCGCCATGAAGCGCGCGATCCGGTGGGCGGCCGACAACGGCTTCGACCAGATTGCTTGGACCACCGGCGAGCAGCAAGCCGATCGCTATAGCATGTCCGAGGCGGTCGAATGGGTGGATATCACCAAGCGCCCGGCGCCGAACGAAGACTATGTTGTCCAGACAAAGAGCAACGTGAAGCAGCTCATTATTGAGCAAGGTCTCGGCGAGCAGGGCGCGGGCGGGATCAACATGACCGCCGACCAAGTGCGCCAAGTCTTCGGCGCTGATCTCGGCGGCCGTCTCGTCACGGCCGCGGACAACTCGGCCCCCACGGCCGAAGATATCGCGGCGGGGATTGAGAAGGCCAACGCCGCGCGCGAAAAATATACCAACGCGCTCAACGACGCGTTGACCGCCGAAGGAGACAACGGCGTCGACGTCGACGCTTTGCGGGACGCGCAGGACAAAGCGATCCGCGATCTCGACAAGCTCTACGCGAACCCCGTGTCGTTCGAGGGCGAAGACCTCAAGCTCGGCGGGGAGGGCATGAAAGCCTTCTACGACAAAATGCTGCCGAATATCACCAAGGACATTATCAAAAAGTTCGGCGCGACGGTGAAACCGATCGCGGTCGAAGGTATGCTCGCGGACCCCTCGGCCGAGACCAAAGCACAAATACAAGAGGCCGTGAACGCTTCGGGCGGCTTTACCCGCATGGCGGACAGCACCCCCGAGGAAATCCGCGCTACATGGGAAGCCAAGCGGAAGGAACTCGAAGACCGTATCGCTGGCAATCTGGAAGGCGTTAAGGATTGGCACAAGCGCGTCGCCGAGGGGGGCATGACGCAGGAGTTTCGCGACCAGAATATCGCATTGGTCGAGAACCGCAATGCCGAGTACCAAGCGACGCTGGACAACACCGCCGATATCGACGCTATCCTCACAGCGGTTGAGCGCTTCAAACAGATACGCGACGAGGCGAACCGGTCGCGCGCGGGCAACCTCGGCTTCGATATCACCCCCGAGCTCAAGGCCGCGGCCGAGCAGGGCTTCGCCTTGTTTCAAAAGAACCTTGGTGCCTACTCGCCGCAGCTCAATGTGATCTACCTGTTCGAGAACGCCAACCTCTCGACCATGCTACACGAGAGCGGGCACTTTTTCCTCGAGCTGCTCCACGGCCTCGCCTCCGAGCCGGGTGCGACGCAAGAGATCAAGGACGATTGGGCCACCACCCTCAAGTGGTTCGGCGTATCGGCCGAAGCGTGGCAGGGCATGACGCTCGAGCAGAAGCGCCCGCACCATGAGAAGTGGGCGCGCGGCTTCGAGGCGTATCTCTTCACCGGCAAGGCACCGTCGTTGCGGTTGCAGGGCGCCTTCTCGCGTTTCCGCTCGTGGTTGATCTCGGTCTATAAGCAGGTCAAAGCGCTCGGGGTGAATGTCTCCCCTGACGTGCGCGGCGTCATGGACCGGATGCTCGCCACCGACGACCAAATCGCCGAAATGGAAGCCGCGCGGTCAATGGTTCCGCTCTTCGAGAACCGCGAAGCCTCGGGCATGACGGTCGACCAGTGGCGCGAATACCAGAACCAAGCGCAGGACGCGACGACCGAAGCCGTCGAGCAACTGCAATCGCGCTCGCTGCGCGACATGCGGTGGCTCAACAACGCGCGCTCGCGCGAGATCAACAAGCTCAAGAAACTGGCCGGGGCGATCCGCAAAAAGGTTCGCGCCGAGGTGGCCGCCGAGGTCGCCAACGAGCCGATCTATCGCGCGCGCACGTTCCTCACCAAGGGGACGCTCGACGGCCAGCAAGTCGAAGGCGCGCACCGCTTCTCGATCCCCGAGCTCGAAGCTCTTTACGAAGGCAACCCGGCGATCGGCGCGATCAAGAAAGCCCTTGGCTTTGGCCAATACGGGATGCTCTCGGCCGAGAACGGCATCCACCCCGAGCAGGTCGCCGAGCTTTTCGGCTATACCTCGGCCGATCACCTGATCCGCGATCTCATGGCCGTCGAGCCAATGAAGGACAAGATCGACGCGCTGGTCGAGAAGCGCTTGCTCGAAGAGCACGGCGATCTCTCCGACGAGGCCGCGATCGAGGAAGCTGCGAACAAGGCGATCCACAACGAGGCCCGGGCCAAGTTCGTCGCGACCGAACTCGCGGCGTTGGAGAAGGCCACCGGCAAGCGCAAGACGCTGGCCTCGGCTGCGCGCCAGTTTGCCGAGGCGACGATCGCCCGGCTCAAGGTCCGCGACCTCAAGCCCTCGCTCTATGAAGCCGCCGCCGCCCGTGCGTCCAAGGCATCGCAAAAGGCAATGGCCAGCGGCAACACGCTCGCGGCCGCAGCCGAAAAGCGTAACCAGCTTATCAACACCTACGCCTCGAAGGCCGCGATCAAAGCGCGCGAAGAGATGGGCAAGGCGGTCGAGTATTTCAAACGCTTCGACAAACCCGGCGCGGGCAAGTCGATCGACAGCGCATATCTCCAACAAATCCACGCGCTGCTCGAAGCCGTCGACCTGCGCAAGGGCACCAGCCTCAAGCAAATCGACCGGCTGGCCTCGCTCGCCGAGTGGATCGAGAAGCAGCGCGAGCTCGGCTTCGAGCCCGCAATCCCCGACGACCTGCTCCAGCAGCTCGGCCGCAAGTCCTATAAGGAAATGACGGTCGAGGAAGTGCGCGGGCTGGTCGACGCGATCAAGAATATCGAGCACCTCGGTCGGCTCAAGAACAAGCTGCTCACGGCGAAGAAAGACCGCGACTTCGGCCGCGCCGTCGACCGCGCCGTCGACACGATCAAGACCTTCGCCACCAGCTCGCGCGAGCTCCAGCTTGAACCCGACGCGACGTGGATCGCCCGGGCGCAAAAGGGCGTGCGCGAGTTCCTCGCCTTGCACCGCAAGTTCGCGAGCATGATGCGGCAAATGGACGGCTTCAAGGATGGCGGTGCGCTTTGGGAGCTGTTCGTGCGCCCGATGAACGAAGCCGGGGATCGCGAAGCCTCGCTCCGCGCGGAAGCCACCCGGCGGCTCTCCGAGATCATGCGCCCGATTATCGGCGATAAGGCCATGTCGAAGAAGGTCTATATCCCCGAGATCGGGGCATCGCTCACCTTGCAAGCGCGCATTGCGATCGCGCTCAACATGGGCAACTCGACCAACCGCGAACGCGTGCTCATGGGCGACAACTGGAATGAGACGCAGCTCGACGCGGTGCTGGCTTCGCTCACGACCGAGCATTGGCAGGTGGTCCAACAGATTTGGGATTACGTTAATTCCTATTGGCCGCAGATTGCCGCCAAGGAGCAGCGCGTTACGGGGCTTGTACCGGAGAAGGTCGAGGCCGAGCCGTTCGAGGTTATGACCGCCGACGGGGACACGCTCACGCTCAACGGCGGCTACTATCCGATCAAGTACGACGCCGATCGCTCGACCCGCGCGGAAGCCGACACGGCGGCCGAGGTCGCGGCGCAGTTCACGCGCGGGCTCTACAGCCGGGCGACCACCCGGCGCGGCCATACCAAAGAGCGCGCGAACACGGTCAAGCGCCCGGTGCGCAAAGACTTGGGCGTTGTGCTCCAGCACCTCTCCGAAGTGATCCACGATCTTTCGTGGCACGAATATCTCATTGATGCGACCCGCTTGGTCCGCGCCCCGGGTATCGACGCCGCGATCCGCGAGCACTACGGACCCGAGACGCTGCGCGCCATGCGCAACGCCCTCACGGACATGGCGGCCGGGGATATCCCGGCGGCGAATGTCTTTGAAAAAAGTGTCAACTACCTGCGCACCGGCGCAACGGTAGCGGGCATGGGCTGGAGTATGAGCACCGCTTTACTCCAGCCCCTCGGCCTTGCGCAGTCGGTTCGCCGGATCGGCGCTAAATGGGTGTGGCGCGGGGTGTCCCGCATTTTCGCCGATGCGCGCGCGATGGAAAGCACAAGCGCGTGGATCATGGACCAGTCGGAGTTCATGCGGACGCGTAACCTCACGCAACAGCGCGAGATTAGCGAAATCCGCAACCAGATCGAGGACAAGAATAGCCCGATCCGCGATAGCTTTTTCTACTTAATCGCGAAGTTTCAGCTCGTGGCCGACCTGCCGACGTGGGTGGGCCAATATGAGAAGTCGATCGACGCGGGCGAAGACCACGACCGCGCCGTCGCGCTTGCCGATCAAGCCGTGCTCGATAGCCAAGGCGGCGGGCAGGTCAAAGACCTCGCCGGGGTGCAACGTGGCGGGCCTTTGATGAAGCTATGGACGAACTTCTACAGCTATATGAACGTGACGTATAACCTCGTCGCCGAGAGCGTCGGCGAGGCCAAGCTCACCGGTAACAACGGCCGCGCGTTCGTCGACATTATGATGGTGACGGTTGTCCCCGCCGTGTTGTCCTACGTCCTGCGCAATGCGCTCAAGGGCGACTTGCCCGACGACGAGGAAGGGTGGGCGAAGGCGCTCGCGAAAGAAAGCCTCTCTTCGCTCTTCGGCACAATGGTCGGACTGCGCGAGATCGGCGCGATCATCCAATCGGACGGCCGCGCCGCGGCGCCCGCCGGGATCGTGATCGAGCGCTTCGGCAAATTATACGCGCAGGTCGAGCAGGGCGATCTCGACGCGGGTCTGCTCAAGGCTGCAAACGCCGCGGGTGGGGTGCTCTTGCACTACCCCTCGGCGCAGGTGCAGCGCACGACCGAAGGGTTCATCGCGATCGCCGAAGGGCAGACCTATAACCCAATGGCCTTGCTCCTCGGCCCGTCGAAGGAAGCCAAGAGGTAGCGCACGCTTATCGGGCCGGAATGGTGGCATCTTCCGGCCCATGCCTATCACCTCGACAATCCGCGCTTCTGGCCCTTACGCGGGCACCGGCTCGAACACGGGGCCGTTCCCTTTCAACTTTAAGGTGTTCGTCGCGACGGACGTGCAGGTCGAACAGACCGACGCGCTCGGGATCACGACAATCATGTCGAGCGGGTTCACGACCACGCTTAACGCGGATCAAGACAACAACCCCGGCGGGTCGGTGTTGCTCACGAGCGCGCTGCCAATCGGGATCGAGCTCGTGCTACGAAGCAACGTGCCCTTCACGCAACCGGCCGAGTTCACCAACCAAGGCGCGCTTCTCCCGCGGGCGATCACCGACGCCTTTGACCGGGTGGCCGTGTTGGTCCAGCAAACCCAAGCCCTAGCAGTTTCGCAGATAGATATCGCGACGGACAAGGCGGGGGAGGCCGCGGCCTCCGCTACCGCAGCGTCAACCAGCGCAACAGGCGCGGCAACGAGCGAAACCAACGCAGCAGCAAGTGCCGCCTCGGCAGCAGCATTGCTCGATAGCTTCGATGACCGCTATCTTGGTCCCAAGGCGGCTGATCCAACCCTCGACAATGACGGCAATGCGCTGGTGGTCGGGGCGCTGTATTGGCGCACCACGGCCCCGGCTGTCATGCGGGTCTATACCGCAAGCGGGTGGGTCGATGCGTCTGCGGCGAACGTGGCGTCTTTTGTCGTCTATGAATATGTGGCGACCGCTGGGCAGACAACGTTCACCGGCGCGTCTCTGGCTGGTCCTGCGCTGGCCTATGTGGTCGGCAACATCATCGTGACCTTGAACGGTGCGGTCCTGCAGGCAGCGGATTACACGGCAACCACCACCTCGTCGGTGGTGCTGGCGGTCGGCGCAGCGGTGAATGATGAAGTCAAGATCATCGCCTATAACTCGTTCGATGTGGCNAACACCTACACCAAGGCGGAAGCT